AACAGAGTAAACTGGAATAGAACAGTTTATGTAACTGAAGGTCCAATCGATAGTTTGTTTATTGATAATTGTGTTGCAACAGCACAATCAGATTTGAGAATTGGTAAGAAAGACAATGTTGTCTTGATACCTGACAATGAACCAAGAAACTTTGAGATTGTTAAACAAATTGAAAAGTTTATTGACGATGGATATTCGGTTGTTCTTTGGCCAGATTCCATAAAACAAAAAGATGTAAATGAGATGATTCTTTCAGGTATGACAGAATCGCAAATTAAAAAAATAATAATCGAGAATACATACACTGGTCTTCAAGCAAAGGCACAGTTTATGTTTTGGAAGAAGGTAGAAATTAAAAATGAGAAAAGAGTATCAAGGAATTGAAATTGACACCATCAAAGATAAACTACTTTCTGAACAAGCAAACAAATTACTAAAAGACTATTACTGCAAAAAAGGTGAAACATCGCCTCAAATGGCATTCGCTCGTGCTGCCACTGCATATTGTTATGGTGATTTAAAACTTGCTCAGAGAATTTATGATTATGTTTCTAATGGGTGGTTCATGTATGCTTCACCAGTATTATCAAACGCACCACTTAAAGATGAGAAAGTAAAATCATTACCAATCTCTTGTTTCCTTTCATATGTTCCAGATACACTAGAAGGGTTAATTGACCATACTTCTGAACTAAGGTGGTTATCGGTCAAAGGAGGAGGTGTGGGAGGACACTGGAGCGATGTTCGTTCAGTATCTGATGTAGCTCCTGGACCAATACCTTTTCTACATACTGTAGATGCGGATATGACTGCATATCGTCAAGGAAAAACTAGAAAGGGATCGTATGCTTCATACATTGATATATCACATCCAGATATTCTAGAGTTTCTCTCTATTCGTATTCCTACAGGTGATGTGGGCAGAAAGTGTTTGAATATACACCACGCAGTAAATGTCACTGATAAGTTTATGAAAGCAGTGAAAGATAATAAACAGTGGGAATTAAAAGATCCGAATGATGATACAGTTCGTGATACTATATCTGCAAGAAAACTATGGGAAAAAGTTTTAGAAACTAGATTTAGAACTGGTGAACCATATGTAAACTTTATTGATACAGCAAACAAGTATTTGCCACAAGAACTAAAAGATAAAGGTCTGAAGATACATGGTTCAAATCTTTGTAATGAAATACATTTACCTACTAATGAAGATAGAACAGCAGTTTGTTGTCTGTCATCTTTAAATTTAGAATTATATGATGAGTGGAAAGATACAACAATTGTACAAGATCTTATAAGATTTCTTGACAATGTATTACAATTCTTTATAGATAATGCTCCTGATGAAATTAGTCGTGCTAGATATTCAGCCACACAAGAAAGATCATTAGGATTGGGTGCGATGGGTTTACACTCACTGTTCCAAAGAAAAAGAATTTCTTTTGAGTCACAAGAAGCAAAAGAATTAAACGAAGAAGTTTTTTCTATTATTCAAGAAAGAGCAATAGAAGAAACTTTGGTATTGGGTAAAGAAAAAGGTGAAGCACCAGACATGAAAGGATCTGGTCGTAGAAATGCTCATCTACTTGCGATTGCACCAAACGCAAACAGTTCTATGATTGTTTCTACTTCACCTTCAATAGAACCACATAAAGCAAACGCATATACACATAGAACAAGGGCAGGTTCACATTTAATTAAGAACAGATACTTAAAAGCAGAACTTGAAAAAGTACACATGAACACACCAGAAGTATGGACTTCAATTATTACAAATGGTGGTTCTGTTCAACATCTAGATTTCTTAGATGATGAAGTCAAAGAAGTATTTAAAACAGCAATAGAGATAGATCAAAAAGTAATTGTACAACTCGGTGGAGACAGACAAAAACATATCTGTCAAGGACAATCACTTAATCTATTTTTCCCTGCAGGAGCATCTAAGAAATATGTTCATGAGGTGCATTTTGAAGCATGGAAAACTGAATGTAAAGGTTTATATTATTTAAGAACAGAAACATCTCATCGTGCTGAGAATGTTTCAGAGAAAGTTAAATTAGAAAAATTAAAAGACTATAAACAAGAAGATGACTCAGGTTGTCTGGCTTGCGAAGGATAAGGAGAGAATAGATGGAAGTACAGATTTACACAAGGACTGATTGTCCTTATTGCGTTGATGCAAAACAGTGGTTCAACTCATTTAACATAGATTACATTGAACATTGTATGGATGACGAAGATGAAAGACTTTCGTTTTTCCAAAGAATTAATAACAATAAAGAACAACTGGGTGTTGCTCAAGCAGTAAATACTGTACCACAAATATTCATAGATGGAGAAAGAGTAGGCGGATATAGTGAACTACTAAAGAAACAAGAAAGTATTCTAAAGAAAAGAGGTGGTAGTTTAACAACTCAATCTGAAACATACAAACCATTCTTTTACCCATTTGCTGTTGACTTAACAATCAAGCATGAGAAAGCACACTGGATTGAAGACGAGGTTGACTTAACTGAAGATGTAACTGACTGGAAGATGAATAAAGTTACACCAGTAGAAAAAGAATACATTACAAACATTTTAAGATTGTTTACACAATCTGATGTTGCTGTTGGTCAAAACTATTATGACCAATTTATTCCTAAGTTTAAAAACAATGAAGTAAGAAATATGCTTGGTTCTTTCGCAAACAGAGAAGGTGTCCATCAAAGAGCATATGCTTTATTGAATGACACATTAGGTTTACCTGATGAAGAATATCATGCATTCTTAGAGTATAAAGAAATGGCAGATAAGATTGCATTTATGCAAAAGTCAGATGTAACAACTCACAGTGGTCTAGCACACGCATTAGCAAAGTCTGTATTTAATGAGGGTGTTGCTTTGTTTGCATCGTTCGTAATGCTATTGAACTTTCAAAGATTTGGTAAGATGAAAGGAATGGGTAAAGTTGTAGAGTGGTCTATCCGTGACGAGTCTATGCATGTTGAGGGTAACTCTAAACTATTTAAAGCATTTTGTTCAGAGCATCCTAAACTTATCAATGATGAGTTTAAGAAAGAAATTTACATTATGGCAAAAGATATTGTAAAACTTGAAGACAAGTTTATAGATCTCGCATATTCTATGGGTGACATAGAAGGGTTAACATCTGAAGATGTTAAGAACTATATAAGATATATAACAGACAGAAGATTGTTACAATTAGGTTTAAAAACTACATTTAAGATTAAAGAAAATCCACTGCCATGGTTGGAGTGGGTGTTGAATGGTGCCGACCACACAAACTTCTTTGAAAACAGGGTTACAGAATATGAAGTTGCTGGATTGACAGGCAACTGGGATGATGCCTATGAGGAAGAAGTTGCGTGAAAATAATAGTAGTGTGTGACTCCTGCGAAGCGGAGTACAATATAATACATTACATGAACGAAAGGAACTATAAACTTTCCTTTTGTTCATTTTGTGGTGGGGAACTTGAAATTGAAGAAGATATGTTAGAAACTTTATTTACAGAGGATGATGAAGATGAATGGGAAGGGTGATAAAAGAAGACCAATGCAAATAAGTCATGAAGAACTGGCTGCAAGGTGGGATGCGGTTTTCAATGGCAAACCAAACGCAAATTTGTTAAACTTAGATTATAAAGAAGAAAAGATAAAGGAAGAAAAAAAAGAAACTAAGAAAGAATAATGAACATGACTTTTACAAGAAGTGCTGCCAGACAAGCAAAAGTAATTTTAGAAAGTGAAGAAGAAGGTCTTAATCTTCGTTGCTTTATACAAGGTGGTGGTTGTTCAGGATTTCAATATGGATTTACTTTAGATAAACAAAATGAAGATGACCATGTTTTTGAAACTCTTGGTGTGAAACTTTTGATAGATCCAATGTCTGGTGTTTATTTTGAAGGTGCGACAATAGATTATAAAGATGATCCATTAAATGGCAGTGCTTTTGTAATTCAGAATCCTAATGCAAAATCAACATGTGGTTGTGGTAGTTCCGCAGCATTTTAAAAGGAAAATTGAATGTGGTATTATGGTGATGATGAGTTTACTAGTGAAATGATTGGTGATTATGTTGGATTTGTTTATGTAATAACCGATCTAATTAATAGAAAAAAATATGTAGGAAAGAAACTTTTTAAATCTACTCGTAGAATTGCTCCACTAAAAGGCAAGACTCGCAAGAGAAAAGTAACTAAAGAATCTGACTGGCAAGACTATTTTGGTTCAAGTGAAGAAGTTAAATTGATTGTTGAAGAAAGAGGTAGAGAATCTTTTCATAGAGAAATTTTACATCTATGTAATACTAAAGGTGAACTATCTTATCTCGAAGCAAAAGAACAGTTCGATCGTGAAGTCCTACTATCTGATGATTACTATAACGGAATTATAAACTGCAAAATACATAGGACACATGTGAGAGGATTAAAGAATGACTGATTATATAGAACAATACAAGCAATACCATAGAGAAAACAATAATTATTCTGGCAACTCATTACCACCACAAGCAATACATATACAAGATTTAATTATTGATACCAAATCACAAACAGTATTAGATTATGGTTGTGGTAAAGGACATCAATATACTAAGTGGAATATGCATAAAGATTGGGGTTTGATGCCTGAACTTTATGATCCAGCAGTTCCTGAACATGAGGTGTTACCTGATAAAAATTTTGATGGTATTATCTCTACAGATGTAATGGAGCATATACCTGAAGAACAAATACCAGAAGTGTTTGAATATATTTTTAGTCATGCAGACAAGTTTGTATTTTTAGGTATCTCAACAAAACTAGCAAAGGCATTGTTACCAAATGGTGAGAACGCACATTGTACTGTTAAACCAATAGAGTGGTGGACAAGTATGGTAGAAAAACATGCACCTAAAAGAGTGTATACACATATTAAAACATATGGTGAGTGTAATAATTATCACATTTTAAATGAAGATCTTTACTTCGAAATGTTATGAATAAAATAATTACACACTGGACTTTCCCACTTATCACATTACTAATTTTATTATTAGTACAAATCAAAGATCCTATTGTAACTGAAATAGCAAGACTTAAACAGTTTGATTTACTACAACAAACTGACAAACCAGTTATGTCTAAAGATGTTGCTATTCTAGAAATTGATGAAGCATCAATTGAGAAGTATGGTCAATGGCCATGGAAAAGAACTGTGATGGCAGATTTAATTGGGAAACTAAGATATTCTGGTGCTAATGTAATTGTACTTCCTATACTTTTTTCTGAAGAAGATAGACTTGGTGGTGATGGAGATCTTGCTTATACTATAAAAGACAATGGTGTAGTTATCGCACAAGTTGGTTCTAATAACGCAAATAAGAATGGAGTTGAACGAGGTGTCGCAAAGATAGGTGATCCTATACCATATTTGTTTGAGTGGAAAGGAATGCTTGGACCAATACCAGAACTTGGTAAGATAGCAGATGGTGTTGGTGTAATCAATAGTGTACCTGAAGTCGATGGTGTTGTTCGTAGATTACCACTACTCATGAGGATTGGTGAAGAAGTCTATCCATCTGTCGCCTTAGAAGTCCTCAGAGTCGCTGTAAGGGATCCTAGTTATCAAGTTAAGGCAAATGAAGGTGGTATTGTTGCGATGCGAGTTCCAGGATTTACTACTGTTAATACAGATCAGAATGGTAGAATCTGGTTAAGGTGGAATAAACAATTTCAAACAGTATCTGCTTCACAAAATGACTTTTCTGAGTTAGAAGGCAAGGTTGTAATCATTGGTACAACCGCAGAAGGTATCGGTGGTGTTGTTGCTTCTCCTACTGGTGAACAATACTCACATCAAGCAATCGCCACATCATTACAGACAGTTTTAGATGGTGAGAATATACAAAGACCCTATTGGGCAAAACTCGCAGAGATATCTTTAGTATTTTTTATTGGTATTTTAATTATAGTTCTTACAAGATTTACACCATACTTTGTAGTTGGTTTAAGTATAATCTTATTGTTGAGTGGATTACAACATCTTACAATAAATCTTTGGCAAAATAATTTATATTTGTTTGATATTACGATAGCATCCCTTGTCGTATTGTTAGTTGGAATGCATTCTATCTTTAATCGTTTCATTTTAGAGTTTAGACTGAAACAACAAATTAAGAAACAGTTTGAAAAATACTTAGATCCTAGACAGGTAGCAATACTCATAAAGCATCCTGAGAAACTTAAATTGGGTGGCGATAGAAAAGAGATGTCTTTCTTGTTTATGGACATTGTAGGTTTCACACCAATATCAGAGTATTATAAAAACAATGATGATCCAGAAGGTCTTGTTGAACTGATAAATGAATTTCTAAATGAAGTAAGTAATATAATATTAAAGAATGGTGGCATGATAGATAAGTTTATGGGTGATTGTGTGATGGCAATATTTGGTGCGCCATTAGATATGCCCAATCATGCTGAGATGGCAATTAAGTCGTGCCAAGAAATAGAAGAAAAGGTTAAAGAACTAAAAATACTTTACAAAGAACGTGGACTACCTGACATCAATGTAGGCACAGGTGTGAACACAGGTATTGCGATTGTAGGCAACATGGGTTCAAAGACAAGACTTGATTATTCTGTTGTAGGTGACGCAGTTAATTTAGCTGCAAGATTAGAAGCAACTGCTTGTCGAGGTGATTATAAAGATAACCCAACTATATGGTCATCATACACACAAGAACAATTACCAGATACATTTAAGACTAAAAGTATTGGTGAGATAAAAGTTAAAGGTAAAGAAGAACTAATTAAGATTTATACTTTTCAGAAAGGAGAAAAATAATGTACGAGTATAGAGTGGAAATAAAAAAAGTGGTTGATGGTGATACTGTCGATGTTGATATTGATTTAGGTTTTGGTATCTGGATGAGAAATGAAAGAATCAGATTGATGGGTATTGATACACCTGAGAGTAGAACACGAGATTTAGAAGAAAAGAAATATGGTCTTGCTGCCAAAAAGTTTTTACAGAATATGTTAGATGATGAAGGTGGTATTATATTAAAAACTGATAAGGATGCTGAAGGTAAATTTGGTCGTATTCTTGGAACATTTTACAGAACAACAAACTATGCCGATCAATCAATCAATGATTATATGGTAGAAAAACATCACGCAGTTGCGTATTTTGGACAATCAAAAGATTTAATCAAAGAAGAACATTTAGCAAATAGAGAAAAAGTATCATTGTTGGGTGACTGATACTGAACAACCTGAAGGATTGGTACAATATTGGGTAACACTTGTTGAATAACTTGATGTGTCTTGATAAGAAGAACCGAGTTGTCTTACATTTGCTGATACTGGTCCACCAGCATTTGTAACACTTATATTTGCTGTACTATCCATCGCTCTTTGATATAATACCACATCGTTGTCATCTCCACTTACTGATATATTACCAACTCCTTCTCCATAACTATCATTATTATGCTTTACTAAATTACCATCACCAGTGATAATAATATTTGATTCTTTATGTCCCCCCCAATTACCACCACTACTTGGATTTACTAAAAAGTTTTCTACTACATTAGTATCACCAGTAATTGAAAGATTACTTTCTCTGCTGTTACCATTATTTGTTCCACCACCATGTGACATATAAACTTCATTGTCATCACCAGTGGTGCTGCTATTTACAGTACTATTATCTGTACTGTATCCTTCTGCCCAACCATTATGATTACCATTAGCATTTACACAATTAGTGTCAACCGCAGAAGTGGCACAAAAATTAAAAGTATTATCTTTTCCATCTTGAGTTATATTAAGAACTAAATCATCGCCCACTTGATTTACATAAATATCATTAGCAAATGCTATGTTACATAAAAGCAATAAACTACTGAGTTTGAATAATGTCAATTTCATTTTGTCCATCTCCTAGTTGATAATCTCTATACTCAAAGTCGCCTTGTTGCATATTAATATTATAACCATATGATTGATTTAATCTTAACTCAAAAAAGTTTCCTAATCCATCATCTCGTCTAATCACCCAGTCTGGTTTTTGGTCATATAATTCTATACCAGTTTCTGGATCCTTACCATATTGTATCCCTTCTTTTGCATCTAAAGCACCACGCATTAATCTTGCTAGTGCCTGATTTAATAAATCTAAAACATCTGCCAAATAATTTTGTCCTAGATAATCAATATCTAAATCGGTCATCCATAAATCTTTTGTTTGTTCAGCAAGAAAGTCAGTTTGTAATTCTTCAAACTCTAAGAAGTCAATTCCTAAAAAGTCTGCTAGTTCTTTTGCTCTCTGTCTTTCATCTTCTGCTTCAATCTCTACAGGTTTTCTAATAATTAAAAGATTACTAATCATAGACTCATCTATATTCAATTTTAATGGGTCTAGTGGTTTACTCTTTTCAGTTTCTACGACTGTTGCTTGAAATGCCTGATTTAATATAACTGTACCAACATCAGAACTTACTTCAATCTCCCCAACTACACATATTCTTTCACCAGCAATCTCTGTACAACTCGGAAGTAATATAATGGTTGAGTTGCCAGTCTCATCAACTGTCATTGAGAAGTCAGTACCACGAACACCAATGACTGCTGTTGGTGTAGATATCTTTACATCTTGTCTTGAGTTTTTCGCAATCTGTCCTGACGCATATCTTATAGTACCAAACGATGCTTTGAGTGATAACTTACCAGTTGATGTATTTGGATCGTAAACAAACTCATCAATTACAAGTTTAGAATTTTCTGTTACATCAACTCTAGTATCATCCACAAAACCAATTGCTAATCTTCCTTTTTTAGTTTTAACAGTATCATAACTCTCAACACCGACACCTTTATCTGATGTCAGTGTGTCTCCACCCTTTCTCTCAATAGTTGCTTCACCTTTCTGTTGTAAAACTTCACCAATACTAGCAAAGCATACAGGTGTTAATAATAAAAAACTAGTCGCTTTGAGTAATGTCGATATCTGCATTGTCGCCACTGGTTGTTAAATCAATAATGTTATCATATACACCTTCTTGTGTGATGTTAATAATACCACCATCACCAGTATGACTGTGTTTCAAACTATGACCATTCACATCACCATTACCAGTTTGTGAGTATGTTCCTGTGTTACCAGATAAACCAGTTGAGTTTGTGATATCAATGTCAGAGTCAGCATTAGTGCCATTTACTGTTAATGTGATTGTTTCAGCAGCATTAGATGTAATGTCTAAAGTGCCAACATAGTTTTGTGCGTCTGCTGAATTTCCAATGCTTACAGTAATGTCAGCACTGTCGCCTGTAACATCTATGCTCATAGATACTGTTTCGCAGTTTCCTGCTCCAGCACTATCACAACTTAAATCAACAGAGTTACTATTACCAGTTAAATCAATATTACCAGTGTAAGTATTACCATCGATAGTTGTACTAATCACATTTGAGTTACCAACTTGATTGATGCTGAAAGTCATACTGTCACCAGTTAAAGATATTCCAGTGGTACTATTACCTGCTTGGTTGTTTTGTCCGTCTTGTGTTATATCTAAATCAAGATTATCACCAGACTGCTGTATGTAAATATCATTGGCAACAGCAACTGAAGATACTAGCACAAGTGACCATAATATAGTTTGTGCTCTTATCATTTATTTTTCTCCCTTAAATTTCCAAAGACCTTTTTCTTCTCCCTCATAAATTAATTCAATTACACCTTGTTCAATTGTACTGCGAACAGCATAATTGACTGGTTCGTTGACTGCTGAACCGACTTCAATCTCTAATGCCTTTGTACCAAAGTCAATAAATCTAAAGAAGTCTGCACTGGTCTTATAACTTGCAATCTTCTTTTCGGTCGCAACAGATAATAAAATCTCCCCTGTCTGTACGCTAATCAATCTCATAGCGACAGTCACTTCATGTATTTGGTATTGCGTGTTTGCTCCAAGTCCAAAATATCTGGCACCTATACCACCAGATTCCAAATTAGACTCATATGACACAACACCACCTTCAATTATTAATCCAGCAAAAAGAAGTGGTTTCAATTTTGGTGCTTGCTTTCCATCATAAACTTCTCTTGTTGATTTAATCAACTGTCTTTCTTTTACTAGATTATCTAATCCTATTCTTTCTATTACTGTAAACCAACTGCCTTCACCAACATCTTTTAGTGCATTAATCAACCACATATCAGAACCTTGTGTAATTGCACTACTTAATTGACTGAAGTTTGCGCTTGGTTTTCTTTGTCCAGTTTTATCCTGAAAATTGTAAACTGCTACTGTAATCTTTTTACCATCAAGTTTAGGAGTATTATCCAAAACACTTTTGATAGGCGACTCTGCTAACTGGGGTGGACTCCAATCAGTTTTCTGATGCGTTCCAGCACAACCAGTCAAACAAACAGTTGTCAATAATAAGATAAGTTTAATCATTTAGAATCCAAATCCATCGATTGGAACTACTAACTCTGTAAATGTTCCATCTGTTTCTGTTATCTGTATTGTTATTGTATCAGATGTTTCATCTTTGATCCAATAAATGGTTGCACCTTCTATTTCTGCTGTACCAGAAGTAGCACCAGTATCAGAGAACATATTATCTACTAGTTGTTTAGACAACTGTGCATAGATTCTAGATTCTACATTGTTTAAGAATTTTGCTAGAGTGGTCGAGTCTGCTTCACGCTT